GGAAAATGGATCTTTTAACGTTTAGGGGGGTCCTTACACTGTTGTCAGTTTACCGCGTGATGAAAATTCCAGTTCTCTTGAAGTTAGAGACCATTACTGCCCCTTTTAAGGGTCAGAGTGATCTTTTACCTCAATATGAACTGATCAAAGCCACGAGAGAGATCACTAGTAAAATTCTAGTAGATAAATTCTCTTTGGCCTTGGATGTTCTTCAACTCGGATCTGCTGGCCCCAATTATTCTATATCAGCGCTTGGGATCTGGAATGATCTCAAGTGTTGATCTAGTCATCCACTCCTCCCTAAGCTTAAGGAATTTATCCTTTTACATAATGGAGGGATGGACCTCTGAAATATTCTGTCCCAAGAGATGGACCAGCTTTCTAACTACACTAGTAGCATAGAAAGGGGGTTAACTCTAGGACGTTTGAGTATAAAAGAGGAACCGGCAGGTAAGGCTAGAGTGTTTGCCATAACGGATTCAATTACTCAGACTATTATGCTTCCTCTTCATGAGGAGGTCTTCTCGATCCTAAGATCCCTTCCGATGGACGGGACTTTTGATCAAGATAGACCAATCCGACATTTGAAGGATTTGTATAATAAATCTAAGGATTTATCCATTAAACAAACATTCTTCTCCTATGACCTTAGTGCTGCAACCGATAGACTGCCAATTTCCTTACAGACGCAAATCCTCAGTTTTCTGACTGGGGAGAGGTATGCGTCTCTATGAAAATCTCTTTTAACTGAAAGAGACTGAACTCTTATAAACGCCCCACTTGTGGAGCAATATAGATATTCAGTTGGTCAGCCTATGGGGGCATTAAGTAGTTGAGCTATGCTTGCACTTACTCATCACATTATAGTTCGTTTGGCAGCCAATCGGGTAGGAATATCCGATTTCACTGCTTATGGACTTCTTGGAGATGATATCGTTATTTATAACGATAGTGTGGCAAAGTCTTATCACTACATAATGACCATAGTACTAGGTGTTGATATCAACCTCTCTAAATCAATGGTTTCGCCCTACTCGTTTGAGTTTGCGAAACGTATCATTGTTAAGGGGGAAGAGGTATCGGCCATAGGTGCTAAGAATCTCTTATTAGCCTTGAAGACACACAAAGGTTTACCTTCTGTGTTGTTGGATATGGTTAACAAGGGGGTTAAACTCGATGAAACTAAGGTAACCGAGATGTTTAATACTGTGCCGACCGTAAGGAAGTCACAAGTAAAACGATATCTCTGAGTTATCCTAGGACCATTTGGGTTCATTCCCACTTCTGATGGATTAACAGCCTCTTTGAGGTTGACTAATTCGCTATCAGCAGTATGGATGGATTCACTTCTTTCAAGTATTGATTCAGCTCTTCACGAGATGAATCATCAAACTTGGGAAGTGAACCTTAAGAGAATCAATGTACTCCTTCTGGGATACACTGACCTCTTCGGTCCACCTGGATTTGATCGCACGTATAACCTTAGGCTGAGCCCGGTTTTCGGCGTGGTAATGGATTCCCTTGGAAACAAGGTTAAAGTTCATGCTATGTCGGAGCCATATCGCCGATTCATCTTTGATGGACCATTGGTGTTCACGAATTACTATCGGGAAGGCTGGATGGAAGAGATGATGAAATACATTGTTTCCAAAATCAAGTTAAACGAGGTATCCGTGTCTCCACTGGATCCATTTCAGGAGGATAGGGTCATCTTACCATTCAAGGAGAGTTTCAAAGGAGAAAATTTCTTTTCCCTTGTGAAACGATTTGAGGATGAGAAGAGGGCTGTTAGAGGTTACTAATCCTTGAACTAGGATCAAAGTAGTAACGCG